CTCGGCGGCCCCCAGCCAGAACGCGTACGGCTGGCCCATGACCGACGCGTCGAATCCGCTCGCCGTCGGCGAGTTGTGCCGGAACGGAACGCGCACGTAGTCGTAGGTCTGGCCGTCCTTCCCCTTCGACTGCTTGCGCGTTCGGGCGTTGGCGATCACGGTCGTGCGGAGGTCCACGCCCTCGCCCTCGTGCCAGCCCCACTCCGAGGCGTTCGGCAACCACCCCACGAGGTCGATCTTGGCGACGGTCCCGATGCCACCGCCCTCCTTCACGAACGCCACCGGCTGGATCGCGCGCTGGTAGTCGCGCAACGACGACCGGAGCTTCCGCTGGGAGAGCGTCCCCCACTGCCGGTGCGCGGCCCACGCCACGCGCGCCAGCCACTCCAAGATCTCGTCGGGTGACGGTGACACCGCCTCGACCAGTGACCGGAAGTCGTGGAGGATGACGTGCTCGTCCACGTCTACACCCCGTTCTGCCAGTTCTGCCACTCCAGCTTCGCCGAGAAGCCGACGGGCAGGTACTCGTGCAGGACCGACGACCGATGGTCCTGCGTGACGGCGTCGCGCAGCACGTGCGAGTCACTGGTCACGCGGAACACCGGACGCGTCTTGTAGTAGATCCCGAAGAGGCACCCCGGCCTGGGGGCGGTCGGCGGGTCTTGCTCGTCGCCGAGCGTCCAGTCGATGTCGCCGTCGTCGGTGACCTCGAAGTCCTCGCCCTCGACGAGCTTCGCGCCGGCCGTGCCGTCCTCGTTCTGCGTGCGGATGTACACCACGCCGATCTCTCCCGTGGTCGGAGGATCCGGCTCTTCCTCTGTCGGAGCGATCGGCGCCAGCCGGTACTCCTGCGGCACCACTGGCCACCGGAGCTTCTCGACCGGATCGTCGAGCGTTGCCCGGCGCGGCAGCAGGTCGGAGATGGTGATCCGGCTGTTCGTCAGGACGATGCGGTCGTAGAGCGCCGGGCCGTGCTCCGGGCGCACCACGAAGTACGCGCCGCCGGTCTCCATAGGGTTGAACTTCTCGAAGATCGAGACGTCCTTCCGCACCCCGACCACCGCGACGCGCACGCGCTGCTGCGAGTGGAAGTCCCACCCGTCCCCGCCGCACACCGGGCAATCCGGGCGCGCGGAGCCTCCGCCAAGCCCGATCGATCCGCATGGGCACCGCGTCGCCGCGTACCACTCGGCCTCCAGGCCCTTCTGCATGAGGGTCTGCAGGAGGAGCGACCAGTTCACGTCCTGGCGCGGCTCCATGGCCGGGAGCCAGTAGACGTCGTCGAGGAAGCCCGGATCGTCGATCGTGACGGGGCGCACGTCTACACCACCATCATGTTGAGGCCGTGGTAGCGCTGGCGCAGCATCGCGACGTACTTGTCTACCTCTTGCTGCCAACCCAGGATCTGGTCGCGGAACATGTGCGAGCGGCGGCTCGATCCGACCCCGTCGGCGCTCGCACTGGACGAGTCCAAGCCGGGCTGCAGCACGCTGTTGGCCACGTGCCGCAGGACGAAGATCGCGGCGATCTTGCCGATGCACATCTGCTCGTCGTAGTCGAAGTCGGCGTCGTCGAGCCCGGCGTCGAACGTGACTTCGTAGTACCGCGGGAAGCGCTGGTACTTGCCCATGACGACGTGCTGGCTGAAGGCCAGTTCGGCGACCGAGATCGGATACGATCCCGTCTGCGGGATGATCTGCACTTGTTCGGGGTCGTTCGGATCGTAGCTGATCCAGTCCGTCGGCACGTGCCAGATGTCGCGCTCGCCCCACTTCAGCGTGACGGCCTTGATCTCGCGCACCGGCACCGTGCGAAGCTGGATCAGCGAGAACTCGTCGACCGCCGCCATGGACCAGTCGTGCGTCTCCTTGACCTCGCCATTGCCGACCTTGATGTCGACGCGCTTGCCGAACTCGGCCTTCGCGGCTCCGAGTGCCATCTCCATGAGGCTGTCCGGTATCGCGTTGCCCTGCGAGTCGTAGAGGTCGAGCCCGAACAGGAAGTTCTCGCGCAGCCAGTCGGCGTCGAATGCGAAGGGGGTCGGTTCGTCGGCCATGCCGCTCTCCTGGGCTCCACACTCGAGAGTCTACTCGTGGCCAGCCTGGAGCGCTAGCAGACCCCGACCAACACCGTGACGGGAGTTTCCTCGGCGGCTCCTTCGACCACCTGCACGAACACGTCGCGGAAGCGGGTCTCGACGATCGTCTCGACGTCGCTCTCGTCGCCCACGAACTCGACCACCGCGACGCGCACCCAGACATATGCGGGCTCGCCGACGTGGCCCTCCTCGGTCGACGGCACGCGGGCCTTCGTCCAGACCGCGAGCTTGCAGGCGGCCTCCAGGCCGACGGGCCACAGGCCGATCTTGCCGACGCCTTCGCCCAGCACGATGCGCACATGCGTGGGCTCGCCGCCTTCGGCCAGTGGCGAGGCGTCGTTAGCCGTCAGAGCGTCGACTCCGGCGCCGGGCGACTCGTAGCGCTTCGGCGCGTTCGGATCGGTCGGCTCGTGATCCTGGTAGCGTGCCGGGAGGTCATAGCGGACCGCGTCGGAGGTGTCGACCACCACCGTCGCCAGGGCGCGCTCGTCGAACGCGTAGACCGGGTTGCGGCTCGGGGACAGCCGCTGCCGAGATCGCTTGTAGCTCGCGTCGCCCATGGCGCTACTCCTCGACCGCGATGCCCTTGCACGCGCGGAACTTGTCGACCACCTCGGCCGAGAACGGCTCGCCCGACGCCGCCGTCACGATGCCGGCCGCGTCGATCTTGCACGCGACGCCGAAGGCGTTCATGCGACAGTCCTTGTGGACGAGCGACAGCACCACCGGGCCAGCCTTCGGCACGACCGGCGCCACCGGCTTGCCCGTTGGCCGCGCGTGGTCCTCGGACGTCGCCGCCAGCTTTGCCTCCGCCGTCGTGGCGTTCACCACCGGCTCGGTCTTGGGCACGTTCTTCTTGTTCGCCATGACCACCCCTCCTGCGAAAGCGGGAAGGGGCGGACCCGTGTCGCCACGAGCCCGCCCCGCCCAGGCACTAGGACGCCGTCACCTCGCGGCCGACGTTCTTGACCACGAAGATCTTGGAGGGCAGCATCACCTCCAGCATGCCGTAGAGCACGAAGGCGAACGGCTGCTTGAGGCCCGTCTGCTCGGTCATCGCCAGCGGGATGCGGGTGAAGCCGAGCAACTGCTGCCAGATGAAGATCTCGGGATCGTGGTTCAGGATGAACATCGACGTGCAGTCGGGCCGGTCCTCGTTGAGGTCCGTCACGGTCGTGTCGGCCACCGCGCTGCCCGAGAAGTTCTGGCGCACGTCCTTGATCTTGTAGAACGTGGTGCCGCCGGGCTTCGTGCGCTCGATGCGGTAGAACACGACGCTGTTCGAGCCGGGCTTCGTGATGACGAAGGTCACCTTCTCGCCGGCCGCGACCGTCACGGGGTCGGACTCGACCTGGGTCGAGTATCCGGTGATGCCTCCGTTCGAGCCCGTCGAGCCGAAGGCCGTGATGCGGTACTTGTAGGCACCGCCGTCGCCGTCGACGAACACGGACGTCTCGCTGCCGCCGGGGGCGCCGGCCGTGGGCTGCGTCTTGATCACGGGCACGGACGGCTCGTCGGCGCCGGCCGCACCGTCGGGGAGCGCGCCCTCGGGGGCCAGGAACACGTTCGGCTCGAACTTCAGGAGCTTCTCGGGGCCGACGAGGCCCAGGGCGTTCGCGCCGCCGTTCAACTGGGCCTGCTGGCCCGGCTGGACGTCGTACTTGACGTGGCCGTAGAACGCCTGCGCGAGATCCTGCTTGGCGGTGAAGTTCATCCAGATCGTGTCGGGGTTCGCGAACCGCTTCTCGATCTGGTCGACCGTGATGCCGTACAGGACGTTCGTGTCGATCGGCTGGCCCTTCATGTCGTAGACGTTGCCGTAGTCGGCCGCCGCCTTCTTGAGGCCGTCGATCGAGTCGGGGTTCACGGCGCTGTCGCCGAAGAAGATGCCGCGCTCGAGCTGACGAAGCTGCCACCGGGACGCGTCCCAGTTGGCCTTCTCGACGGCGTCCTTGGCCGGGCCGATGATCGGGTTGATCAGGCCGGCGGGGTGCGACACGCGGCGGATGTGGCTCATGAACCGGCACTTGGCGAACAGGCGCTCGATCTCGACGTCGATCTTCGGACCGATGCCGCCTTCGGCCGCGTAGAACGGGATGTCCGCGCCGTAGTCGCTCTGGCGGGTGTACTCGTGGACCGTGTTGCGGAGGTTGTCCTTCGCGCGCGGCACCTTCGGCCACATCTTGATGTGGTCGGTCTTGTAGCCCGCGATCGACAGCGTGCCGCTGATGTCCTGGTACATCAGGGGGCCGAGGTTGCCGCCGCCCGCGTAGGACGGGGTCGGGTGCCCGGCCGTGATGTCCTTCATGACCTGCTGGAAGAGGCTGAACATCTCCGCCTGCGAGGCGGCGCCCAGCGCGACGTTCGGGTCGTTGAACTGTTCCATGATCCTGTACTCCTCTCGAATCCTGGTGGTACTACTTCTTCGCCACTAACCGACGTACGGCACGCGGCAGCGGGTCAGATCGTTCTCGGTGATCTTGCCGCCCGCGTCGAGCGCGTTGATCAGCGGGAGCAGTTCGTCCATGCGCAGGCCCTTCGCGGTGTCGTCCGCGATGCGCTCGGCCTTGGAGAACTCCTCCATGACGGCGCGGTGCGCCTTGTCGCGATCGAGCCCGGCGCCCGCGGTGCGCTCGGCAACGCGCGCGGCCTCTGGGCGCGGCACGTAGCGGGGCTTGCCCGCGGTGCCGAGATCCTTCTGGAGCGCGTCGATCTGCGCCTGGAGCCCGCCGATGGCGCGCTCGATGCCCGACAGGTCGGGGCGGGCGGCCGTGGCGATCTCGGCCACGTCGAGACCCTTGACGGCGTCGGCCGCGCGGAAGTTCTGGCCCTGCGCCAGCAGCACGATGCCCTTGGCGACGGCCTGCTGGCCGGCGACCACGCGGTCGAGCGTGTCGAGCACGGTCTGGAGCGTGCCGGTCGTGTCGGCCGTGGCCTCGGCGCGCGCGGCCTCGCCGAAGTGGACGACGCCGCCCTTCTCGATGTGGTCCTTGATCTTCAGGAGCGCGTCGGCCAGCTTCGCGTCGTAGGCGTCCAGCGCCTTTTGCGCGTCGTCGACCACCGGGGCGCCCGTGCCGGCGCCGTCGGTGACGAACTCGACGCCCGCGGCCTCCAGCGACTTCTGCGCTTCCTCGCGCTCGTTCTCGGGCAGACCGTCCAGGTACTCCTGGATCTTCTCGTCGGTGCAGCGCTTCATCGCCTTCCCCTTGCGGTTGTGATCTTGGACCATCAGCGGCCCCAGGGAGCCGCCACCGGCGTACGTCGGCGCGGGATGCCCGGCCGTCACGTCCTTGTTCGCCTCGCCGCCCATGGCGGAGCGCAGTTTGCGCCCCAGCGCGCCAAGGCTCTTCTCGCACAGGTCGACGGTCCCGTAGGTGTCGACGTTGACCGGGTGCCGCGTGAGCGACAGGTCGATCGCGAGCATCTTGGCGATCGTGCGCCCGGTCTGGCTGGGGTTGCCGGAGTCGTCCAGCCGGAGGATCACCGGCCCCTGGATGCTGGACCCGATCGCGCGGTCGTGCCCGTCGAGCGCCTTGTAGAGGTCGAGGATGTCGCGGGCCTTCTGCGTGTCGAGCAGCACGCCCTCGACCTGGGTGCCGGGACGCTTCTCGCCCGTCTTCGGATCGGTGACCGTGACGCGCTTGATGGCCGTCGGGTAGCCGAGCCCCCCTCCGGTGCCCTTGTCGTGGACGTCGTTGATCCAGCCCTTCTCCAAAAAGTACGGCCACATGACGCCGTCCTGCAGGATCTTCTCACCCTGTAAGTCCTTCCGGTCGGTGGAGGCGATCATCTTGACCGTGGCCAGGATCTTGCCGCCGCGCTTCGTGGCCGGGGCGGGGACGCCCTTGGCGACCTCGGTGAACTCGACCGCCGGGACCATGACCTCGGCCCAGTCGGCGATCTCGTCGGCGCGCACGCCGTAATCCTTGAGGGTAGCGGCGTAGGAGACCAGCTTCTCTTCCGGGGCGCCGCGCCAGTAGAGGGCACGCGCCAGTTCGTCGAGGACGCTGTCGTCGCTGAACTTCTGTGGAGCCGCCTTCGCCACCGTCATCCCCCATGAACGACAAGAGGCGGAGCCCTGGGGCACAAGTGCGCCCGGAGCGTCCGCCTCTTCAGGCCGTAACGCGTTCAGGGTATCGGACGAGAGTGCCGGTTGTCAATCGTCAGGCGGGCGGTTGTTCCGATTCGCCTTGCGCCACGCGGGCCGTGAAGCGCAGAGGAATCTTCGTCTCGCTCTTGCAGTTCGGGCACGTCAGGTCGACAGTGCCGTCGGAAGACACCGCGATCAGGCGGCCGGGGACGCGGATCTTGAGCTTGCCGTTCTCCTCAAACCCCAATTGGTGGCCGCACACGCGGCAGCGCACCAGCGAGAGCGAGAAGGCGGGGGATGGCATGGGCTACTTGCCGCTTCCCTGGGATTCGAGCCAGTCGGCGTGCTTGTCATTGACGTAGGCGTTGAGCAGGTGCGTGCGCTTGCCGTGCTCGCCTTCATCGTAGACGTCGGCCGCCTTGCGCCACGCGTCCGCCGCGTCACGGTGCGCCCGGATCGCCTTGACGCGCGAACCCTTGTCACCAGTCGACAAGTAGCCGTTGCGGTGGATCTTGGCCTCCCGTTCGTGCCCGAGCGCCGTGTGGCGCAGATCGCTGGACGCCCATGCGGAGGTGCCACGGCCGCCGCCCTTCTCCGCTATGTCGAGGCCCCTCGCGTCGAGGCTCTTGAACGCCGCGTCTACCGCCGCGTGACCGTGCTCGTCGCGGAGGATGTCGGAGATCAGGACCGCCTTGCGGTGCTCCTGCGGGTTGTACTCGGCCGACCCACCGACCCGATGCGACCGCCCCCAGATCTCGAACACGTCGCGGGGCGTCTTCTGCCGAAGCTCGTCGTAGCGCGCACGCACGCGGGACACGCGGTCCTCTCCGCCGAGATCCTTCGCCGTCGCGCCCATCCGCTCCGGCAGGTCGCGCTCTTCCGTGTACCCGTCCGGGTCCACGATGTTCGCGTGGTGGACCGCACGCTCCTTGTGCTTGATGTACGCCGCCGCATGCCGCGCCTTCACCGTCGGATCGCCCTCGTGCATGTAGGCGTTCCAGTGCATGACCGACGCGCGGTTGTTCGCCAGCGCGGCCCGGCTGTGCCCCTCCTTGTCCTTCGCGCTGTCGCTCGCCTGGAGCGCATCGGCGTCGGCGAGGTCGCGGTCGTTCTGCGTCGTGTAGGTCGATTGGAACGCCTTCTCCGCGCGGTCACCTCTCGGGCGCCAGTCGGGCTCGTTGCTCGCCGCGTCGCGGGAGTCGTAGCCGTACGTCGTGTGGTGCCCACCGAAGTCCCGGTTGTTGAGAGCCGCCTCGTTGTGGCGGTAGGCCATCATGGAGTGGTGGTCGTACGCCTTCTTGTGGGCCTTCGCCGCGCCGGACGCGCGCCCGCCGACCAACATGTTGTGGGCCTCGCGGTGCAGCATCGCCGCCGCGTCGTGCGTGCGCTCCGCCATCGAATGCGGCAGCTTCCCCGCGTTGGCCGACTCCGACACATTCTCGGCGATCTCCGACTGCAACTCGGCCTTCTTCTTCAGGCCATCGTACCCCGCGCCGAACGCCGCCGTGTCCGCGTCGGTCCAGGACTTGGAGGCGGTGTCAGCCACGGCCGCCTCGTCCCCCAGCACGACGCTCGGCGTCTCCTGGTCCTCGCTGGCCAGCAGCGCCTTGTTCGCCTCGTCCCGGCTCGCCACGTTCAGCGATCCGCCGTGCGACCACAGAACCTTCTCGCCGTCGGTGAGCGCCGCCAGGGACTCACGGGCCGCGCGGGGGGAGAGGGACTTGGAGGTGTCCCCGCCGGTCGGTGCCGACGCTTCGCGCTTCTGCGCGTCCATCATCGCCCGCATGGCGTGGAACTTCACCTCGTCTCCGTAGCCATCGCCGTAGCGGTCTGCCTCGGACGCCGCGTCATCCAGCGACCCGCCGGCCCGGATCTTGTGCGCCGCGTTGGCGAACGCGTTCATGCGGCCGTTGTGGTGGTCGATGTTCTCGGTCATCCGGCGATGGCTCTCGAACGCGCGGTGGTGCTTTTCGCCGGTCACGTGCTCTAGCGCGCGCTCCAGGCGGTCGCGCTTCCAGCGCGCCTCGTCGGCGTCTTGCATCGAACGGTCCGACTCCTTGCGCAGACGGATCTCCGCGTGGCTCAGGTACTTCGGATCGAACTTGCCGCCCTTCTCGACCTCGTCCGGCCGCGCGCCCAGGTTGATCGTCGTCATGGCTCACTCCTTCTTTGGCGGTCGCAGGGTCCAGTCGTCGTCGAACGCCCAGCCGGGGTTCACGCTCGTCAAGAAGCACAGGCAGTGCGGATGCGTGGCGCCGACAACCGGCAACCAGTCCTTGCTCTTCCGTCCCACGTTCGTCCCGTTCGCCAGCAGGTCGCTCAACTTGAAGATCCTCGGACGCCCGGTCGATGCGTCCAAGTATAGGTCGCGGCACCGCTTGCACGCAAGAGGCGTCGGGATCTTGGCCGCCAGCGCCTCCGGTCCGAAGTCCCGCGCGATGGCCGTGGCCACGCCCGTCTGGTGCGCCGTCTGCATCTCCGTCGCCGCGATGCGCCGCCAGTCCCGCGCCCAGTCGCCCGTGGCGTGCCCCAGGTTCGACGCCAGTTTCCGCACGGTCGCCCGCTCCTCGATGGCTCGAGCCGTCTCCGTCTGGATCGTCGTGATCATCTTCTGCCGCAGCGCCATGTCCTCGGCGTTGGTCGCGGAGATGATCTGGTCGGCCATGCGGTTGCCCAGGCCCTTGCACCACTGCCCGGCCGACGCCCGCGCGAACTTGACCGCCTCCACCTCCACCGGGTAGAGCGCCGCCGCGTTCCGGGCGTAGGTGGCCACCTTGGCGGCCGTCGCCGTCGTGGGGTCGATGCCCTGCGCGCGCATCCGCTCGCCCATGCTCCCCAGCCACCGCGCGTCGCCGATCGGGTCGACGACTCCGACGGCAGCGGGCTCCAGCAGCCCGTCCTTCACGAGTCGGTCCAGATCGGCGGCCGTGAGCCCCACCGCCTCCGTACCGAACGCCTCGACCATGAGCGACGTCCAGTGGTCGTCCACGATCCGGCGGATCTCGTTAAGGTCGGCGGGGGTGAGGCGCATGCGCTATCTCGCGGCGCGGCGGTGGTCGACGGCCGTCGCGCGGTGCATGGCGACGAGATCGGGCGTCGGCGCCTTCAGCGCAGCCACCTCGTGGGCGACAGCGGCGGAGACGTGCGCCGTCGTCCGATCGATGCCGGGCGCAGCGCGGTGTGCCTCGGCGGAGGCACCCCGTGCCCGATCCGCCAACTGTTGGTAGGACGCGGGCTCGTCGCGGCGTTCCGCGTGGTGCGGAGGCAAGCCGCTGTTGCGGAGATACGTGTTGAGGTCTGCAAACTCGCCGACGTACCGACCGGACTTTTCCACGATCTCCTGGCGCGGGCCGAGGCACAGGCTCTTCTCGGCCTCCCCGTCGACGCCATAGCCGAGGCCGATCAGGCGCTGCGCGTGCTTCTCGTGCGCGTCCGCGATGGCCTTGTCGTGGATGGCGTTGGCCTCCTTGGCGCGATTCCAGTCCGCGCCAAGGCGCTCGTTCGCTGCGGCGCGCAAGTTGTGATCCCGCGCGGCTTCGTAATGCATCAACGCGCGCGTTCGATTGCGCCCGGCGTGCATGCTGAACTCGCCCCTGCTGGCCGCGCCATCGGTCAGGTTTCGATGATACCGCTTCGCGTATGCGTCGCCCGCGGCTTCGTGCAGCTTGGCGATGTCGCGGTGCGTGTCGACGTGGCGATTGTTGTAGCCGAAGCTGGCGGAGGTGCCGCTGGACCGAACGATCTGGGCCTCGCGCGCGTGCGGATACTTGGCGCTGGCGTTCCAGGCGGCCTCGCCGAGCGTGCGCGCGTCCCTGGAGGCCGGCATCGAGATGCGTTCGTCCGGCTTCCTTCCGACATAGATCAGCGATTTCTCGGCGTCGCCCAGCGACTTCTCTTCCCCGTGCGTCGCGCGGATCTCGTCCGTGAGCTTCTTGATGCGGTCGGCGTTGCCGGCGATGCCCGCCCAGTCGCGCCGGTGCGCCGTGCGGTCCATGTGGAACGGCGTCGCCGTGGCGATGGCGTGCTCGTGGTAGCGCATGAGCCGCCGCAGCGCCGCCGCCTTCGGGTGCGCCGGGAACGCGTCGGCCGTCATCTCCGCGTGCGCCAGCAGGTCGTCGTGCTCGTCGTCGGTGTGGTAGCGGTCGAAGGACTTCCGGGCGCCAGCGGCCTCGAACGCCGGGCGCGCGTTCGTCACCCGATCGCCACCGAGCCCCGTGCCGCCGCCGGCCATCACCGCTGCCGAGCCGCCGAGCTTCCTGGCCATCGCCTCGTGCCGCGTTGCCGCGATCAGGTGGAAGTCCATCGCGTTGCCGTACCCGGAGTGCAGCGCCTGCTCCGAGTGGTGCTCCGCGCCTTCCGGCCCGTCGTCGCGCTGGTGCGGCTTGAACTGCGCCGTGTGCTGCGTCTCGAAGTGTGCGTCGCGCGAAGCGTGCCGTGCGGCGGACGTGAGGTGCCCGGCCGACGACTGCGACGCGTAGGAGTGCGCGTGCGCCGCCTCACGGTGGAACTCGGCGGCCTGCATGTGGTCGCGGGCGGCCTCCGCGTCGGAGACATCCATGTCCTTCGCCGCCTCGTCCCGCGCGCCGAGGTGGATGGCCTTTTCGGTGCGGTACAGGTGCTGCAGGACGGATGGGCTCCCGGTGAGGTTGCCCATGCGATCGAGATCGCGTGCCAAGCGCGCGTTTCGCACGCTGGACTCAGCGTTCATGCGCCGATCGGCCTCGGCGTGGTGGTACTCGGCGCGCTCTCGGTGGTAGGCTAACTCAAGGTTCGGACCGTACTTCTCGGGCTCCGGGCGCGGTCGCCAGTTGGCCGAACCAGCAGCGCGCTCGTGCGCCTCGGCCGCTTCGCGGTGGAACAAGATCTCACGCCCTGGCATCGCGATCGTACCATGCGGAAGAGGCTTCGAGACCTCCTCGGCAATCCGCGATGCTCTTTCGGCTGCGTCGCGATCTGCTTCGTAGGACTTGGCCGCGTCGTCCCCCTCCACCTTCCGCAGCTTCTCGTAGTACCGCGGGTCTTCGGCGAGGTGGTCCATGGCGATCTCCATCGCCGCACGCTCGTCGTTCGTGTGCTCCCGCTCGTGCGCGGTGCCCTCCGCCAGCGCCTTCGGGTCGAAGTCCTCGGGCTTGCGGCCGTCCGCCTTGCCGCCCACCAGCCGCTCCGGATCGTTGCCCAGGTCCATCATCTGCGACAGGTCCGCCGCGCGCGTCACCACCTTCTTCCCCGCGGGCTTCGGGCGGGCGCCGAGCGAGAGGGCCTTCTGCGTCGTGTCCATGACGATCTTCCTTCCGCGGTTGCGGCTGTTCTTGATCCAGTCGATGAAGGCGCCGATAGGCATCGCGTCGTAGTCGCCGTCGACGTAGAAGCCCGGCCGGTCGTACTGCCGCTTGTAGGCGCCGATGGCCTCCTCGACGGAGTCGTACCCGAGCATGACCTTGTCCTCGTCGTACTCGCCGGTGTCCGGGTCGTGCTGGTGGATCACTACCACGCTCGGCGAATAGGCGTTCGGGCCGACGTACACGTCGACGGGGTCGTCGTCGACACCCAGCGTCGGGAGCTTGTCGCGGGCGATCTCGCCGTAGTGCCCGGCGACCATCTTCGAAGACCAGGGCTTGCCGTCCGGCCCGGTCCCGCTGCGCGTGTCGCCCAGGCGGTTCTCGACGTTGATCGGGATGCCCTGGAAGTCGATGAACGCGACGAAGTTGAACTTCTTCCGCTTGGCCTTCGGCGGCGCCACCTTCACCGGCGCCACCAGCCGGGGCACCTCCGCCACGCCGCGCAGGTTCGTTGGGGCCGCGGGGCGCGCTCCCAGGTCGATCGACTTCATGGTGTCTCCGCCGTCGGCCGCCGCGTGGTGGTACGCGGGGTGCAGTTCGTGGCGCTCCAGCCAGTGGCCGTGCAGCGTGTCGTTCGGCCCGGCGTGGACCTTCATGACCCGCGTCACGCGGTGCGCCGGCACGTCGCCCTGGTACTTCACGTACCCGTCGCGATCGGGCGCCTTGCCGTCGTCCTTGACCTCGACGACGTAGTTTGGCTTGCCGGTCTTGCGTGGGTCGTCGCGCCCGCCGTTCGCGTACCCGTAGGCCGTCGCCAGCCCGCGGGTGTTGACGTCGTGCTTGAAGCCGCCGCCGAGCGGCTCCATCGCGTGGCGCGCGAAGCACGTGCCCTCGCCGCTGAAGCACGAGCTTTCGTTGCTGCGGATGGGCTTCCCGGCTCCGACGGTCGCGTGGTACTCCGCCTCGCTCATGCCGCGGTAGAGGTGCCCGAACCGGGCGTGCTGGTCCTCGATGTCGTCGTCGAGGCTGAAGCCGCCGTGGCCGGGGCGCGTCATGAGCGCCTTTTCGGCGCGGTCCGTCAGCGGACGCCACGCCTCACGCTCGCCGTCGTGCGACAGGTACTCCAGCTTGTGCGGCGGCACCACCTTCGTCGAGTAGAAGTCGCCCGTGCTCTCCCGCCGGAACGGATGCGCGTCGGCCTTCACCCGGAGCAGGACCGGGCGGCCCTCCGGCGCGAACTGGTGCG